GGGAAGAACATCCGGTAATGCGTACCTATTTTTTGCAAGATAGGCAGGTTTCTCACGACAGTAAGCAACCACATCACCAGACACCGCTTTTGTTGTCATTGTTCCACCTTTCCCCTGGACTTTAACAGTACCAAGTTTATAGTTTGCAAAGAAACAACAATCGCTGTGTTCTAAAATCAAATCTGCGGCCTTGCGGTGCAGTTTTAATTCATGTCTATCAAAAGCCTCTATCTCTGGAGACTCAAATCTTTTAATCTGATTATGTGCAATTTGCAAAATAATCATACCCTTATCTTCACGCAAGATATTTAAGAGGTCTATGTATTGACGGAAATATTTAAGGACCTCTACATACCCCTTCCCATATCCAGGCTGTTCAATCGATTTCCACCCATTATCTTGACAAGCTTTTTCCCAAATTAATGGTTCAAGCCAATCAAGACTATCAATTACCACAGTTTTATATTCGTGTGTCTCATCAATCAGATCTTGTAGATAACCAACAACCTCATCAAAAGATTTGCACAATGGAAATTGTGGTGCATCAATTGTACCCATACCATCTTCAGTTAATATAAAAATTGGATTTGGCATATCAGCACCAAAAGTAGTTTTACCTACACCTGGACCACCATAGACAACAATTCTAGGTGCTTTTTGTTTAGATTTAGTTCTTATGTCAGCTAAACTCATTCAACCACCTCGACTTCAGTATCATCACCTTCAACAGCTTCTTTTAAAGCGTTGCTGTAGTGCCTTCCAAGTATCTCTAACTTCTCAACCTCAAAGTTAGCGTTAGCAATTACATCTTGTCTTTGTTTATTAACAAGCGTAACTTTGTTATATAGAATCTTATTTTCATCTGATAAGTCTTCTACTTTGTATTCTTTACCATCTTCATCAAAGGTAAAGGTTAGTTCATTTTTTTCTTCAGACATTATTTTTCTCCCGTATTATTTTTAAAAGTTTCACAAAGACTGCGTCCGTTACAGAATTTGCAGTGATCCCCAAATACATATTCAGGGTTTTCATCCATACAAGCATCCGCCCGTGGTTTCAGAAAATCGAATCCCCAGTTAGCAAGATTTTCTCCGGTGGTTTCCCATGTCTTAACCGCCCGTTCTTTCTTTACTCCTCTAGGTTGAACTATCGTTAGTTCCATAATTGTTTCAGCATTGCCATACCTGGTTAATGCACCCAGGCCATAGATCATTAGCTGTTTGTTATATTCCGGTGAGACTTGCCATTTACCAGATTTTAAATCTATTACACATATGCGACCCTCTGAGAGTATGATTGCATCAGCAGTACCCCATATGTTTTCGCTAATCTCTTCCATTGATACTTGTTCTTCTATAAGCAACTTACCATTTAGTTCCTTGGTTCTTTGTTCTACATAATCTGTGTAGATCTTTGCACAATCGATCATCTCTTGATCTATCTCTATCTCGAAGTCTTCGACCATCTCAACCTTGCCAAGCCAATAATCTTCTAAAGATATATCACCATCTAAGTGGCCTTTCATTAAGATCTCAGACATCTGGTGAACCAAGGTACCAGTTACAGCCGGGATGCTTGTGGTGTACGGAACCTGTGATGCAAGTTTAGGCATACCAGGGCAGACAGTCCATTTGTCTGAAGCCGAGGGAGACAGTAGTGCGTGTTTACTAGGCATTGTTGGAAATGTAAGATTCTTTTTCTATTCTTTTTACATCATCAAGATCATACAAAATAGTTCCTGTTATCTTCCAATAACCAGGCCCCATTCCTTTTGATCTTTTATTGTCTATTGTTTTTTTGCTAACTCCCCATCTTTTTGATAGTTCGTCAGCGTCTATAGTGTTGGTGATGTCAAATTCTTTCAGATCTTTAATTTCCATAAATTTCCCTTTTCTCAGATTTCACCTATAATACCTCAATATTACTAATAATGGTAATATTTATTTAAAAATAAGGAGTATTTATGTCAATAGACAAAGCTACACCACAGGATTGGGATCAAGCAAGAGATCGCTTGGCTTCCAGTAACCAGGTAGGTGGAGATCACTACAATAAGGGAACTAAGATTGAGCCGATAGATTATATTATCGCTAACAATATTGGTTGGTGTTTGGGGAATGTAATTAAACTTGTGACCAGAGATAAGCACGATACAGTTGAAGATCTTATGAAGGCCAAGCATTACATAGATCTGGAACTTGAAAAGGTTTACGGGTTAGATGGTGAAGGTAATAAAATACCAAAGGAGCTATTACAAAAATCCTTATAGGAGCATGGTAATGAACTTATCTGATTTTGAAGATCCAGTTCTGAATGAAAGGAACAACAATACGCCTGTTTATATAAACAGATACATTGCGCGTTCTTTGATAGATGTAGCTGGATTGGAAAACAAAGATCCCCAAGCATTAGCAGAGTATTTTCTACAATTAGGAATTTATACTGTTAAGTATCACAAGGATCAGAAAGTTAAATTTGATATTGAGAATCTCTAACTAAGATCTTTCAATATATCTTTGATGTTTTTAACAGCATCATTGTTTTTCATGTGTTCATCATTGATGGTTAATTGTGCTTGGTTTAAAGGCTTAGAAAACACCACATTTCTGTGCGGCACAGAGACAAATGCAAACAGATCTATCTCATTGTCTTTGTATTTTCTGTGGGCCACCCTTTGGCCCTTACGCATATCAAACCGCCAGTTGCCTCTGGCTTTTTCTATTTTGGATTGGGTTTTGACCTGGCACTTATACAGCTTTAAGTTGTGTTCAAAGATAATGTCTGCGGTTGCGTTGTGGGGAACAATCGTTACTGTGTCAGAAACTTGGGAGAGGATTGCTGCTGTGAGATATTCACCAAAACGACCAACTCGTTCCGTTGCTAAAGGCATTTTATTCTTTTAATTCTTCTACTATTTTCGTTGTTTCTTTAACAACAATGTCTGGATAGATTCCTTTTAAATACTTTCTTGCCATTGTTTGACTATCTCTAAAATATGTATCTAATGCTTCTATCTTTTCAGATTTTGGAATTGTTTTATAGCCAGGAGATTTAATAAAACTTTCTATTGATTTTCTTAAACCTAAATTCTGTTGAAATGCCAATAGTTCTTCGTATTGAACGGGATTTAATTCTACATCACCAATTTGTCTTTTTGGTAAAGGTGGTATGTATCCTAGTTTTACAAACTCATTAAAAGCTACATCATTTTTTATTGGAGAAACATTTACCGGAGAATATTTGCCACCCAATGTTTCTTTGTATGTTTTTATTTCTCCGAATACATTTCTTTTGGCTGGTAAATCTTTGGATGTTCTTGCTCCAAGTTCACTAAATACTTCTGGAAATCTATTAACAAAAGAATCGCCAAAAGATTTTGCATCCCTTATAATTGGGTCGTCTGCTTTCCTTTCATAATACAAAGCAGTTGGAACAAAACTAGCAAGAAATTTTTTAATAGTTACTTCGCCATACCTATCGGGATCATTTATCATCTCAATTGCATCACTCAAACCTGTTAAAAATGTTTTGTTGGTAATGTTTTCTGAAAAAGATGCTCCAATCATTGAGGCCAACTTTCCAATCTCTAATTCTTCTTCTTCGGTGAAACCTCTTTTTACATATTTTCCAATATCAGACATATCTGCGGTAAGTCCAAACAAAATACCAATAGGTTCAAATCTATTATAAGAATAATATTTATCACCAACTTTAATTGAATATGGTTGCCATCCTGTTTCTAACATCACCGATCTTTCTCTGGAGTCTGATGGTCCTCTACCAGTTATTATTCCAGAACCAGCATAATGAAGAACACCAGCTGCAACAGCAGTTCCTATAGCCAATTTTGACCTGGCTAAATCTGCTTGACGACCCCCTTGTGAAATAGCTTTTTTATATGCGGTTGTGAACATTGCTGTTCCTGGGAATCTTTCAAAAGCAAATCTCACAATATTTACTGGGGTTCTAACAAAAGGAACTACAAATCTAAAGGCTGGAGCTTTTGATATAAACCTTTGCAATCCTTGACCAGCAGATCCTATTATGCCCTCTCCAAGCGGGGTGGTAAATGTTTGATATCGACCAGCATCAATCGCATCTAAATGAACTTTTGGATCTAATAACTCTGGATTACGCATTAACTCGTACGCTCTTTTTAATCCTTTACCTTCTTTTTGTGCGGTTCTAAATGCTTGGCCCCACATCTCTTGACGATATCCAATAGATTTAAAGAAAGCATCTTCAGCAACCAAGGCTGTTCCAGGTGTTCTAAATAATTTTCCTAACGGACCAGGTATTGCTTTTTGTCTATCTAGTTCCAATTTACTCATTGGATCTATAGCCTCTCCATCTATAATGGCTTTTCCGGCCGCCCTTACACCATCTAATGCACCATAAATGCTACCAAATAGTCTTGCTCCAGACTCACCAAAAGTTATTCTATCGGGCCTTCTAGTAATTGCACCTATGGCGGATGCACCAAAGTATTCTATTGGAGTCAAACCAGCGACTAAGGTGTTGGATAGTGTATTAACTAAATGAGTTGATGGAGAAGATAACAAGGCGTTAATCCAAAATTCTTGTATGTAATCAATAAATCTAGGTTTGTATTGATCTCTTGCAAATTTTGCCATGGCCGCAGGATCATTAAGCATAGACATTTTTTGTGCGATATCTTGAATATTATCAGTACCACCTTTTAAATTAATAAAATCTTGAATTGTTTTGTCTCTTACTTTTGGATTGGTAGATGCAGCCGGGCCAACTGTTTCTCTAAAGGCTCTTAAAGCACGACCAGCTTCAGCAGTAATACCAGCTATTTGTTCTTGTATTGCAGCTACCCTTGCCATTGCTTGTTGAAATTTAACTAAATCAACCTGTGTAGCATTGGTACTCTTTGCTAACTGTGCAAGATCTTGTGCATCTTTTAATGCCTCATCAAATAAAATTCTTGCGGCCATTACCTCTTCAGAATTAAATGCTTGACCAATTTTTCTTTCTAATAAAGTTGAATCAGTTAAGTTAAGTTCTCTGGCTAATGCTTCTAAGTTTTCACCTTTAGTGCCAAATTTAACAACTCCTCTTCTTGCATCTTCAAAACTGCTATTGTCTTTTGCAATTTTACGAATAATGTTTTTTATTTCTAAAGGCTCGTTAATTTTATCTAAATTAATATTACCAGCGAATTTATCATCTAAAATACTTCCGCCTGGCGGTGTGTCAGATGGTGGCACTCTTGGTGGCCTTTTATCAAAACCATAATCTTTTGGAGTATAGCTAGGCGGTAATTCGTCTGCCGGTCTAATTCTAGCAAGGTCTTCCTCGGACATAGACAGAGATTTTTCCCTTGCCATAGATTGCTGATAAATTTCATCAGTCTGTTTTTTGGCTAAGTTTTCTTGTTCAATTCTGTCCGCTTGTGCAGATATTTCTGCATCTTGTTCGTTTATTTTTTTGAATGCTTGCTCAACATCAGCATCAGACATTCGCAATGGATCGTAACCATTTTGTTCTAATTTATCTATTTTTTCTAACTTTCTAGCTTCTGTTTGTTTCCATTGCTCATAAGTTATTGCATCACTTTGATGAATTCTATTTTCTGCTATGGCATCTATAATATCGTTTGATAAATCAGGAACCTCACCCTCATAAACTTCTCTTGAGGGGAAAAATCCATCTTGCTCCATTATCTCTTGAATTTCGTCAAAGTCTTTTGCTCCACCCTTTTTCAGAACCCATGGCGGCAATCTTCCGCTTTTACTATTTAAACCATTAATAAGTTCGGTTGCTCTATAAAAACCAGGATCTATTTTTCTTGTTATATATTGCTGTGCTTTTCTTGTTTTAGGTTCTGTGGTTGGTCTTAAAGATTTTGGCAATACACCAGGATCAAAGGTTTTTGTAATATCTACTTTAGCTTCCTCTAAAGAATCATAGGTTTTTATTGGTCTATTAACTTTTTCTTGTTTTAAAAGTTTTGTTGCTTCTGTAATTTCATCTGGTGATAGGTTTCCACTTATCTGTAAATTTTCTAAAGCATCATTAATTTCTTGATCGGTTCTTGCGTCTTTTAATATTGCTTCATATTGATTTTCTGCGTTCCTAGTTATTGCAACTTCTTTGCCTTTTATTTTTGCTGTTACTACACCGGTTTCTTCATTAACCTTAAATGGATTTTTTCTTTTGGCCAATCGTTCTGCTTGTTTCTGTGCTTTGGCTTCAGCAACACTCATCGGAGAAACAACATTCGCACCAGCGTGCGGGCCTGAGGTTATGGCTTCTGTTTTTACAGGTTGATCTGGAATATCTACTGATTTGTTTTCAGGCACATCAACCGGTTGTATTTCTTGTGCTTGTTTGTTTGCCCTTAATTTACCGGCAAATCTAAACAGGCCTTCTACTGGTATTGAAATACCAGCACCCTCAATAGCCATTTTAAATCTTGCAACAGCTTCGTTATCATTTGGATCTGCTGCCAAAAACTCTGTGTATTGGTTAGGTATTGTTTCCTGAATAACATTTGAAAGTCTTTCTTCATATGGAGAAAAAGCAAATTGTTCTGCAACTGCTCCAGCACCAATAACTTTAGATCCTTGTTTAACCATTTCTGGCAAGTTTTTAGCACCAACAAGATCCATGCCTTTAGTTATTCTGGAATATGGAACCATAAATTGGCCAATGTCTTGAATAAACTCACCAACCGGCACATCTTTAAAACCAAGGGGTATTTCTTTTTTACCAACTTTGTACTCAGGAAACCCAATATCAGATGTAAGTGTTGGCCTCATAGACTCTGGAGCGGCAACTTTATTGGCAATATCTTTTAAAGGACTTGGCTGTTCTGTTATTTTGTTTAAAACATTAAGAGCAGAAGCATCGCCATCTTTTACCGCTTTACCAATCGCCGCACCTATTTGACCAGGTTGTAATTGTTCTGCAAATCCCATTAAATCTAAAGTTCCAGCAAGTACATTTCTAGCACCGCCAACAATAATTTTGTATGCCTCATCAGTAATACTGAAATCGTCTTTTTTTTCTTCGACAACTGGAATAGCACCAGAATGTGGGTTTTGATTTACCGGAATTGCTCCAGCATGGAGATTTGTTGTTACTGGTATAGCTCCTTCATGTGGATTAAGTGTATTGGTTTTTGCCATTTCATTTTATGGTATTTTATATACTTGTTTTGTTGTTGGATCCATATAGCTATCACCAGATCCTAGCCCAGCCGCCCTTGCATCTGCTATAGATGAATATTCAGGTAACTGCCCTGATCCACCACCTATATTAGCTTCTCTTATAGCTTGTGCAGTAATATCTTCAATCATCATTGTTGCTGGATCTGCTTTCCTGGAAACTTGTAATACTCTTTCGTCTTCTTTGGTTAATACATAATTTGGATCTGCTGCAACTTTTCCCATTATTTCTGCAACATACTCTGACATTGTTTTTGGTTTCTCTGGTTTGACAACACCAGGCAATACTCTTTGTCCGGCTTGTGGCCCTTCGGTGTAATAATAATAACCATCACCAGCTTTCACCATTTTTGCATCTTTAGGCTTCTGTGTTTCCAGGAACAAAGCAGCTTTTTCTTTTAGGCTTAAAGCCTTTAACAATCTCTTTTGACTTTCAGGCAAGTTAGATTCATCAATCGCTTTGTTGATCTCAGCCTCGCTCTGTGCGGTTGCTTGTTTTAATTCTTTTTGTTCTTGCATCTGCGATGCAATTTGCAATCTTCTAGGATCACCGGATAGTCTTGCGGTTTCGATGTTAAGAATGTCTGCTAGTTTTTGAAATGAATTTGCCATAATTAAGTAAATAAATAATCTACGCCTGCACTTCCGGTGCCTGTACTTGCTCCGGTAAATTTAGGTATTGATGCACCCTGAAAAGCACTTTGCATAAATGGAGAACCAAGAATGTTTAGTGCAGTTGTTACGCCTTCTAGCGAAGATGGTTGATAAGCAGATGTTCCACCAAACTGAGGTTGACCGCTAAGACCTTGAGCCAACAAACCAAGTTGTTGTTTTGGATAATCCAATGCTCTGCCAAATTCTTGGTAAGGAACATCCAACGCTCTTTGTTGTAAGAGTTGTTGTTGACCACCGATACCACCAAGCAATCCAAGGCTTCTGTATTGTTCGCCTAAGAGTTGTTGTTGTATACCAGCCTGGAACTGTCTGTCTCGCATCTGTCTTTCGATATCTGATTCTGCGGCTCTTTGTGCCTGTTCAAAACCAGCTTGTCTTAATGCGGCAGATGTTCTAGCTTGTTGTTCTATGTAAGGTCTGGTTGCTTCAGTTTCAAGTAAAGCAGATCGAGAACCGCCAAATGCACCAGCTTTAATTGCTCTTGATTGTGCTAGTTGCTGTGCAATATCAGATTGTCTCTGAATATCAGCCATAGTTTGATCTATGACTTGTTGCTGATAAGGTGATTGATATGCACCAATATCTGCTTGTAATAAACCTGGTGTTGGTTGTTGGCCTAATTGACTAAGTGTCCCAAGCGGATCGTATTGTTGACCAGCTTCAAACATACCACGAGTAGCTTCAAAGGCTCTAAGTTGATCCGGAGAAAATCCAGCAACTCTTTTGCCTGTGTAAGGTACAAATGGTTGTGCAGCTATACCTTTAGATCTTCTGTAAAGATCTTCATACATGGCTTGTTGAGCCGGATCTATTTGTGTAGTTTGCTTTCCTGTTTCGGGATCAAATGCAGATTTAGCCGCCGCTCCTGCACCAACTACTGCCGCTATTGTTAATGGATCTGCCATATATTTATCCTATAATTCTTTGCTTATCATGTATTCTTGTTTAAAACCAAGATGTTTAACTTTTCTTAACCAACCTTTACGACCACTTCCAGTAATTTTATCTATACCTATTTCTCTTGCGTGGTTTTCTATGCTTTTATAAATTTCTTCCACTTCTTCGTATTTACCGGCTATGCAGAGAATGTGTAATACTTTCTTATTAGGAAAAACTACAAATTCTGTAACAATAGCTGTTTCTTTTCCTGGCCATAATAAGGCTATTCCATTCCTTATTTTAGCTTCTACATCGTCAATTGTATAGGAGTCTTGGTATTCTATAGCTTTTTCAATTAAAGGCTTACAGCGTTCCCATTGAACTTCCCATTCTTCGGGTTGTTTTTTAATAGGTGTGACTTTATTAGTCGCCTTTTCCATATTCTACGATACTCATAATTACACTTAATTTATCTGCATGAGAAGCTGTGCAATTTATAATTTCCCCAGCTGTTAATATTAAGCTTCTAGTTAATAATTCAGTTGTTCCGTGTGCGCTTATATTAAATTGCGACCATAATGTATGCACCACTGAATCATCACTTGTCATGGTAAGAGTAAAATTTGTTTGCTGACCGCCATCTTCTGTTACTAAAATTGATTCAATAATAGCAAAATCAAAGTCACCACCGCTAGGTGCTGTATATATTAAAGTTGGATTTGTTGTAGTTAAACTAACAGTAGCATTGGTTGCCCTTTGGATGTACTGTCTTTGTGAGGATAAATCCATTATCTTCTACCCCTTGGTCTAATGTTTAATCTAATTTTTCCTACTTGAAAATCTTGTGTGGTACTGCCTGTGACTGTCATTGAGACTTGTCTTGCAGTAAACCTAGCATCCGTATAGCCATCATTTTCAAAAGTAAATGATCCAAAGTCGGTTTCTGCACCGAGTGGAGTAAATTTACCTTTGAAACTGAGGGTGACACCTGGAAGCGTGTTAGCCTCTTCGTCTGGAATGATTTGATTGCATTGGACATAATTGTCACCATTGCCTATTTCGATAGGCCCAGAAGTCGCATATGGAACAGCAGAGCCTAAGTTAGGTGAGTTACCTAATACAGTTGATTCGTGCTGATACACAAACCCAGCGTTATCTGCTGAAGTTGGATAATCAAAAACACCTTGGTCAACCCAACAACCTCTGTCTAGTTCACCAATAGACCAAACATTTTCACCATAGTTCCAAATAACATATTTGTTTGGTGCATATTGTGATTCACCGCTTGGAAATCCCCACCATATTTCATTGAAGTTAGAGTTGTGTCCGCCCCAACAAGCCTTTCTGCCTGGTACATTGAG